TAAACCGTGATCTATCGTCGCCATGCGCTTGAACCTTTCAAATGGTTACAAAAAATAAAGCTTAGGCTTTTTCTTTCTTATCTATCTGTGCAATCTCTTTACCAGCCTCGTTAATCTCTAAAGGCTTGTAGTACCAAGCATACCAATAACCATTCACATACTGAATATCGCTATAAGTATATTTAGCACCTGCTTTTATATTATTCATAAGCATCAAGCGATGCAGCCCTTGCGGACTGCTCGCTTTTAAATACATAGGGACCTGAAGGTTATTCCCTGGATAAGCCATCTAATTAAGCACCGGCTCCGTCAAAGTAAACACCACGCTTACCAGAATCTAGAACCTTAGCACCGTAAATATGGTGCATTAAGAACTCTTGAGCAACTGATGCCAAAGAAACATCTGTTAAGAACTCAGGCTGTAATTGTCTAGCAAATGCAACGTGAGACTTATGATAGAATAAAGCGTCAGCAGCAGATAAGCTATTGTGTACAAGAATACGGAAACCGTATGCCATACCCAATTCGCCGTTCATGATTGCCATGTTACCAGCATAACGATCTTGCTGAATAAAGTTAGCAATCTGTAGAGCAGCTTTTTCCTGATCCGGAGAAATAACCATGAAACGATCAGACATAGGAACATTTTGCTTATTTAGCAAATAACGAGCCTGAAGAATATCTGCCTCAGTAATGGTATCAGTCGGAGTATTTGAATAATCTAACCAATGATCAGGTGCAGAAGTAGAGATAAGCTTAAGCTGAGTGATCAAATCCTTATCAACTTGAAGTGCCAACTCTGCAGCCATCTCAGTAACAATCTCTTGAGCAACTTGAACATTAGCTTGAAGACCAGCAATCTTCTCAAGCTTAGCATAAATAGCCTTATGCTTAGATAAAGCCAAACTGTCGGCAGAAAATGTTAACTCTTGTGCAGTTAGATCAGTGTTTTCTGTTTTATCGCCGGCTGCGAACTGAGTACGCTTAGGAATAGAAACAGTCTTCGCACCTGGAGCAACAAACGCTGAATAGTCACTCACTGTAGGTAACAAGATCGATTTCTGCTTTAATACTTCTTGAACAACCGACGCAATTAAATCTTGCGATACAGCCGTTACTTCTGTCATGCCAATTTCATTAGCCATGAAACACTCCTTATTGTGTAATTGTTATTTTCTTTTAGCAAACATCCCGCCCGCAGTTGCCTCAGCTAATAGCTTTAACTTCTCATCAAGCGACATTTTACTTAAATCCTTTTTCCCATTTAAATCGTCCTTATTCACACCTGGCATAGCGTCTTTAACACTAGGCACTGGTTTCTGAAACAAGTACGGCTTTTTCTGCTTTATATCCGAAATCGCTCTCTTAACGTCTTCAGAATTAGCAGTAAAATCATCCCTGATCTCAATCGCGTTTAAATCAATAAACTTCAATGCAGCCTCGGGATCTATACAACCATGCAACTTAGATTCAACCTCAACGGCCTTTGTTAAAGATTGGAAAGCAAAATTAGAAAGCATATCGCTAACTTTCTTTTCCTTCTCAGATAACTGCTTTCTTAAAGATTCAATTAACTCAGCCTGTTTGCCTTTACTCTCTAAATCAGCTTGCTCGTACTGAGTCAACTTGCTCTCTAACTCTTTAGCGCGCTCCTTCGCCTTCTTCTCGGCAGCTAGAGTCTTCTTATAAGTCTCGTAACTAACCTTATCATCCCTAATTTGTTGCTCTGATTGCTGATTGATTTCATCGCCACTAGCGACTTGATCTTGGCCACTGGCCTTCTCGACTTCTGACATAGAGTATTACTCCCATTTTTGTTGTTGTAAACTAAAATTTCTTTTTCGAAATTAACCGACGTATAAAACGCTTGGTCAATACATTTATTCTCTTAACTAAACCATCACTCACATATAAAAAATCTCTACCACTTTTCCTGTTACCATTAACTATCTTGTCGTACTCAACTGGCTTCGTCCTACCACTCTTAGTACGATAACCAGGATGAACACCATCTGCTTTAACCTCTACAATACCCTTATTCGGATATATAAATGCCTTGATGCCACGCGATAACAAGTTACCTGTGAATGATAATTTCGATTGAAGGCCTAATGGAAAAAATTCACTGGTATTATTATATTTAGATAAAGCAAGTCTTCTTGTGTACCATGAATAACTAACGTCTTTGAATTTTGTTTTATCAGGACCTCGACCAGCCCTTGCGTTCTTAACCATATCGTCTTTACTAATTAAAGCTATCTCGCTTAATAGTTCAGGATCTTTGCGAATACGATCAAACTCTTGCTTTATGTTTTTGGAAACTTTATCAATCCCTTTAATCTTAACATAAGCCATAATAGTCCATATCCTCTAGCTGATTTAACTCTATGAATATTTCCTCGTCTTGCATTACTGTAATGTTATCAGAAATTCTTTTCAAATCAGCCTTAATAACATAACCATCAGCCTCAACAGATACGGCTATCACATCTAAATACACTTCTGAAATATCTTTATGAGTATACCGACACCCATAATAAATTGTCTCAATCACCGGCCCTGCCAATTAAAAATTGATTAAAATTAGATAGCCTCTCTATTATTGTAGCTCGAACCCTATCTTTCTCTTCTTGTAAACCACGCGACTCTTGCTTTACCCTATCCTCATACTCTTCTTTTATCTCTTTAAGATCACTCTCTAGAATACCAAAAAACGGACGCTTCGTAACAGTATCACCTACCATATGGTTATAAGCTTTAGCATTCTCGGTCTCGTCGTCCCAGCCTATTTTTATTTTACCACCACGAGCCTCAATAATATCTAAAGTGCCAAGCATCTGACCTGTTAAAGTCATATTAGGTTTATTCACACTCTTGCCGAATGCTTTAAACTCATCACTCTTTACATACTCGCTATTTTTATCATACTTAGCTAATGGTCTATTTCTATTATCTAAACCGTCTTCTGTTCTTTTAATTATCTTATCTATTATCTCTTGGCCAATAGCTTGAACTAAACCAGAGTTGCCAGCCAGATTAGTTTCAAATAATTTATTTAAATCTATCGTCTGGCTAACTTCTTTTTCGCTAAGCTTAAGCCCCTGTATCTTGGACATCAGATGTTACCTCATCGATTTCTTCAATCTTAGAAAGAGCGGCCTCATCATTAAAACCATATAACTCTTTAATAGCATCTTTTCTGGACTTAAGACCTAACTCCATTTCACGAGCAATAGACTCAATCTTTTCTTGTCGTGACTGGATCATTTGAGGCTCGCTGTATTTAACAGATAATTTAATATCATCACTCACAGCTTGAGCACTGTATAAAACATCAGTACCAGCATAGGTATTACACCATGCTTTGACTATATCAAAACACTTAAACTCAACGTCTTTGAATAATGAAAAATCAGATTTACTGGCCTCAAACTTATCTATCATTGAAAGTAATCTCTCAATGCCACTTGTGAATTTCTGACTACCACTTAATACAGTAGAAGGATCAACACCATGAGTGGTTAAGAAATTACTCAACAACATCTCAACATATTTAATTGAACCATCAATATCAGGCGAAGGACTAACAAAACTAAAATCAACATCAGCAGCATTAGTATTATCAGTAGGTAGCTTAAGTATAAGATTTGGACCAATATGCAAATTCTCTGGGATCAATTCTTTTGGCCCCTTAAACACGGCTTGCGACCAACCTTGAATACGAACGACATTCCCTAGATCACTCATCGCTGCATTATATTGAACTGTAAAGTCAGTTAGACTTTGACCTAATCTAACAAAATATTCGAAATCTTTCTCGATAGAAATATCAACAAACGGCATGATTTGATAGTCGGCTAAAGGTGATACAATATCCTCAGTCAATATTTTACCATTACCATCCATGATAAAATTATAGTCCTTAGTCCAAACAACATATCGCTCAAGAATAGATTTATAATCATCCTCATCACCAATAGGCTGATTTTGCTTATCACCATAAGTTGTCTTAATATATAAATCTTTATCGAATGCAGAAACAATATAACCAATTGGAGTTATTGAGTCTTCTGGATCAAGAACAACATCATAGTGATGCCCCATTAAAACCCTAGCTATAAGCTGTCCATTCTTTGGGACAATCATTAATAAGGCTTGATTTTGTAACTTAAAAACCTGATTTGCCTTTAACATTTTACTGTTAAAATTCATCTCGTTATATAAAGTATAAAGCACTTCTTCTTCTCTCTCGTCAGCACCAATAAATTCACGAGAAACATCGTGCTTATAAATACTAGCCTCTTGGTTTACTATTTTCTTAGCAATGTTAATAGACGAAACCAACGGCATTTGCTTTACAGTATTCTTACTAAACTGTGACTCTAGATATTCCTTTACATATTGCGTGAGACGATCAGAATAAATTTCAAACTGTTTTAAAGACGCAGCTTTTCTCTGCTTATTCTCTTCAGTTCTTATTGATGCTAATATAGCTAATCTATCCTCTTGCTTTAATAAATCTATCATAGATAACTCCGATTGAAAGAAACCGCCTAAGCAAAAAGCCTAAGCGGTTAAGACAGGATAAGCAAGGATTTCGCGCGATCCTAGATGTATTATTATCTAATAATAAAAATAATAATAAATCACCTATCTTGTGTCATTACTTTGCCAAAACTAGACATTGGTTCTAATCGCCAACATAAATATCCTAAAGCATCAGAAATATGTGTGAGCATTTTGTTTGTACCAGACTGGTCTAACTTATTGTCTTTCCATACTACTTTATGCAAATCGTTTATTAGCTTTTTGCATTTAGGATTTATTATTATTCTATTAGCTGTAAACAACCTATTTATATTATTAACCCTATCCGTAACGAATGGATTTCTTGTAGAAAGTATTTTAAACCCAGCTTGCTCTAAGATTTGCACGTCAGACATTCCGCTTGTCTTTCTATTGTGTGCAGTAGAATCTGGTATTAATACAGCACCACCATATCCTTTGCGCTTTAAAGCATCTGACATCTTAAACGTGTCTGAGTTTTCTAAATATACCTCATCATGTATAAAAAATTTATTTTCATAAAACTGTCCTATAACAGCAGTAAACGGACTCACGTTAAAATCTATACCAACATGAATAGTGCCAGCAATAATCTCTGTTTGTTTTATATGATCATCCGATCTAAACGCATAGTAAACTTGACCGTCGCTCTCATCGTTAAATTCGCCGAGCAAAAACCTATTGCGATCTTTTTCTGGCATCTTCTCTAGCATTGTTAAATATTCGCTATCTATATTCTCAATATTCTGAGCAGGGTTCATCTTAAGAGAAACATAATTATCTGGATCATCTAGCGGTATATCTGATATAGGATCTAACTTTTTAATGAATAAATAATAAGACCAATGCGATTTAGTTGGCGGGTTGAAATCGAACCACACTCTTTTTTTTAAATCGTTCTTCTCTGCAAGTCTCGATATTAACATTTGCACAGAAGAGTAATCTACTTGAGAGGCCTCGTTGATATACAATGTAGAAAATTCTAGACCTAGCACTTTCTCTGTCCTCTGACCATCGTCTAGCCCTAAGAAATGTATCTCGCTACCGTTTGGTAAATAAGCAATATAGTCAGTCTTATTATATTTAACAGGTAAACCAGGGAAACAAAGCATAACAACTTTAGGAAACGTGTCTAAGAATACGGATCGTTTAACAGCATTAAAATTAAGTCTCACTATTGCGTGTCTTGATTTTGTTTTAGATGCGCGAACTATTATCGAGTAAACCAAGATAAAAGTTTTACCTGACCTTGACCCTCCAAATAGAGCAGCGAATTTAGAATTGCTGCTTAGAATTTTAGTCGCGTCTTTTTGTATATCTGTCTTTTTAAATTTGTTCACAAGTCTTTATCACTAGCATCAATATTGATCTGAATAGTATTTTGATCAACCCTCTGCTCAACCTTTTCACTCTGACCTAAGTATTGTTTACCTAACCAGATAAGCATTGAGACGTTACCGTTCTTTGCCACTTCGATTTGCTTTGCTAATAAAGTAAATCTAAGACTAGATTGCTTTTGTGCTTTATATTCCGCAAATGTGATCCCGTATTCCTTTTTAACAATTCGTGAAATTGTATCTACAGACACGTCTAGAATTGCAGCAATGTCTTCATTAGTCATGGGATACTGACAAACACGGGCTAGTTTTTCTAAATCAACTGTTTTAATTGGCCTACCCATCTTACCCATTCAACAACTCCGCTTTCTTACCAGTATAAAGCATTAAGTCTGACACTTTTACAAGTTTATCGTGGGCGCGTTCAAATTTCATTCAAACCTTCCACTGGTTAGGTTTAATATACACCGTATATTTTTATTTATACTTTATTTTTATTTTTGGGTTGTCAATAACATAAGCTTGAGCGAGTGTTTCGAAGTTTTCTTTTATAGCTATTGCTAGTGTTTCGGCTAGTATTTCTTGTGTGTCTTGATTTATTTTTGTTTGAGTTATTCCGACTCTATAATGAATTGAATGTACCATTTCATGAATGATCGTAGAGAATTTATCATGGTTTTTATCATCAATAGTTATTGTCCAGTTGAATGGGTCAAACAAGCCGTCGAAACCATCTTTGCGAATATTTGCAAAAAGTATTGGTACAGTTTTGCCAAAGATATTTAGTTTCATTTTTTTATCCTTTTATTTGGAAATTATTAATGATGATTTTTTTTAAATGTTCTTCTAGTTCTTTGTTTGATTTATCTGATTTGATCATGTTGCATTTTTTGCAGCAGGGTTTTACGTTTCCTACTGTATAGCCTGAGTTATTTTCTATTCTATCTACTCCGTTATATTTTATAGCGACCACTGGTATTTTATTTTTATTTTTAAGTGTGAACACATTATTTGGCTGAGCATTGCATATGTAGCAATTACGAAAAATTAGATTTTCGAATTGATCGATTGATATAGAGAAGTCTATTTTTCTTTTTTTAGCTGAGCTTTTATAGTGATTAAAGAGCCTATTTAACCAGGTTCGATAGTTAGATTTTTTTCTATTCTCTCTACGCCTATGCACAATCATGGGCATATTTGACCACGGATATTAAATTATCTTAAATTAATACAATATATCTAGACCATATACGGATAAAAAGTCCCAAATGAGAGCATTTTATGGGTTGTTTTGGCTCACTATTGGGTAGTGAGTTTCATTTGATATTTATTTTGTTATACTAATTAAAAAGGAGTAGCTTATGTCAAAAAAGTTTGAATTATCCGAGCACGAGCAAGAGATATTTAAAGTTTTTGAGGATGTTTCTTTTTTTGGTCGTATTGAGAGAGGTAGTAAAGAGGCTATACAAGATATTTTGAATAAGGGTCTTGTATATTTTTGCCCTAAAGATAAGTGTTTTTTTCTTTCAAACAAGGGGTTTAGGTTTTTTTATGCTTTAAAGCCCTTTGCTGCACGAGGTGTATATGGAAACCAGCAAAGCCGACATTACAATCAAAAAGAATAAGTTGAATAAAACTTTAACAATCCGCATAGACGATGAAACCTTTGAAAAAATTCGTACTCAAAATTTAGACATTCCTAAAATGGTTCGCAAAATGTTGCAAGAGGCTTTGGCTAATACGTGACATCCTCACGGGAATAAATTCCCGTGCATCAAGCGGTCTTGCGACCGCGAGATGCGTTTGGTTCCTGCTTCACAGAGCCAGCTTGTTTTTGTCTCACGAGAGACTTAACAGAGGCTAGTTTCTCCACAGTCTTAAATTCGGGACTGTCCATCCCTATTTTTAAAATATTTCGAGCGGCATTTACATCTCTATCATGTTCAGCGCCGCATTCACAAATCCACTCTCTGACATCAAGTGAGAGTTTTTCGTTTATCAACCCACAATCTCCACACATCTTAGACGTCGGAGACCACTGATCAATAAGTCTTAGCGAACGTCCAGCCCACTGGGTTTTGTATTTCAATTGTGCCACAAACATTCCCCAGCCAGCATCAGAGATGGACTTCGACAACTTCGAGTTTTTGACCATATTTTTTACTCGTAAAGTTTCAAGACAGATGATTTGGTTTTCATCAACGATCCTTCGACTTAAGTTATGAATAAAGTTTTTTCTTTGGTTAGCAACTCTTTCGTGAAGTTTTGCTATTTTTTGAACTTGTTTTTTATAATTACTTGAGCCTTTTTTCTTTCGTGCGAGATTTCTCTGAAGTCTTGCGAGCTTTGCTTCTGACTTGCGTAAGAAATTTGGCGCATCGGTTTTCACGCCATTGCTGTTCACAGCAAAATGCTTTAGTCCAAGATCGATCCCAATTCGGTTTGCATTCACTCTCATCGTTTCTTTTTTGCCGTGAATTACGAGTGACAATTCCCACTTTCCAGTGGGTGACTTCGTCACTGTTGCACCCTTAATTACGCCATCGATTTCTCGGTGAATTTTTACAGAGACCCAAGACTTAATTAACGGTAAAAACAACAGTGCTTTTTTCTTTCCTTGCATTTTAATCTTTGGCTGTGTCAACTGGAAACTTCCACCGTTAGCTTTTTTCTTGAATCTAGGATGGCCTCCGAGGCCTTTGAAAAATCTCTTGTAGGCTTTATCTAGATTTAGCACTGATTCTTGCAGAACCTGTGATGGAATTTCTTTGAGCCATTTGTATTCTTCTATCTTTTTAAGTTTCGGAAGTAACGCTTTCCATTCTTTCGCGTCACTCGACTCTTCACATGTGTAAGTGAGCTCACTATAGGCAAGCATAGAATTATAAACCCATCGATCAGCTCCGATGCACTTATTTAAAAACTCTTCCTGGCGACCATTTGGTCGCAATGAAAAGTTTAATCTATAAATTGCTTTCTGGGTTCTCATTTTCTTCCTTGGTTTCTTTATAAATAGAAAGTTAATTTATTAAGCATTCATCTCGGCTTTAAAAAGCCGAGGATTCTGCTTTTTAATCCTAAAACGCTTTATTTACCGATTAGCGGCGTGTCAAAAAACAACTGGGTTAGATGCATAGGTCCTCATCGAGGAAACCACCATGAAGGCGTTTAGCGAGTATTAGGGCTTAATCAAAGAAATATTGTATTCAGTGTGTGCCAAAAAGAACGACGACGAGTGTCCACACTTGAACGCAGGCCTAATTCTTTTCTGTCCGTTTGAGATTTCTTTCCAATAAGCATGGCTAAAATCTGCGCCACAATACTTACACTTCATATTCTGCTTAACATCATTCTTCACAGTAAAAAGATCGGTCTTAGATTTTGAACAAGTTGAAAAATGGATACTACCATCAACATTGAATGGCGTTAACCGTCCAGAAACCGGATGTGGCTTAAATTCAATTTCCTCAAAACACTTGTTACACTTTGCCATACTGCATCCTTTTTATGGTGGTGGGGTGGTGGTGTAGATGGGGTTCAAAATCGATTTTCCATAGAGTATATAAAAATCTCTTGCAACAATATTCTATTATAAATGTTTATATTTATATATATAGACCCCACCCTATATAATATTTTCATTATAATATAATATAATCAACAACTTAAGGGGTGGGGTAGGCAAGTGGTGAGGTAGGGGTGGGGGTGAGGTCGAAATCACCAAAAACCCTCTTTTTTGTCATATTTTTGCTTAAGTGGAGGTGTTAAATATTTTTTAATACCTCGTGTCATCTTTTTAATTGCGCTTTGTTGCTTTGCGAAAAATACTCCTACTGTAATTAAGTCACGATGCGTTGGCTTTTTTATGCCCACCCTATCTAAAATATGCACCGTGGTAAGATACTCCCAAGAATGGTGTGACGCATCCCAGTCAAGCTCCTCGGCAAGCTTTTCTACTAATGGATCTATAGCCGTAAACTCTTCATTGTGAACATTTAAAAGAGAAACTTCATCTTGAGATAAGTACCAATGCTCACCTTTTAAAAACAAATCCTCATAAACTTCTGCCCATAATTGTTGCATATCTATTTTATGTTTAAAGTTAATCTCAGCACATTCAACCGTCCAAAACCTTCTATTTCCAGTCGGATCTTGGAGAAATTGCTTTGGATTTACACTACTAAAAAACACTGTTCTTCTTGCGTATTCTGAGTCGCGCCTTGCGTATGCCCTTCTAAGGACATCTTTATCCTTTGTTAAAAAAGCCTTTAGTTGTGCAATATCTGATTTTTTAAAAGTGGCATCAAGCTCACCAAGCTCAACAAGCCAAAAACTAACAGCGTGTTTAACGGAGTCTTTATCATCTGGCCTTAAAATTACCCCATCGTTTGTTAAGTTTAAATAACTAGGTACTAATGATTTAAACCAGGATGTTTTACCTAAATTTTGCGCTCCTTGAAAAACCAATACGCCTTGCGCCGATACCCCGTTAGGATTAAATGCGCCAGCTATAGCACTTATTAGCCATCTTTTAATGAAGACTTGTTTTAGTTTTTCTTTGTTTTCATTTTCCTTATCATCACCATAGTTCGGTATAGTTACAGTTTTATAAAGATCATTTATCCTAGAGACTCCATCCCATTTTTTAGACAAGATCCATTCTGTAACAGGATTATAAAGATTTATTCCGAGCATATAAGATATAAACTCATCAATATTTCTACTTGGCATACCGAATTGATTAACCTTTGATAAAATACAAGCTATTGATGCATTGGCTTTATTGTCTACAAGGAAAGACTCATTAGGTATTAGGATTTCTTCGTCTTTTGTAATAACATTATATCTTATTTTTATTCCAAGCGCGTCCATTAAAAATTTAAAATTTTCTATGGTCGATATTGGCTTATCCATTTTTTTTCCCATTAAGTGAGGAAAGTGTTGAATTAAATCACTTCTCTCTAATGGAATAGATTCAGACGAATGGACAACTATTATTTTTTTACCAATATGCCAATCGATTCCCTTTTTCTTTTTACTAGATATCACTGTCTTTTCAATTCGTTTTGCAATATCAAGTGCTGATTTCATTGGATCTTTGCGTTTGAAATATTTTTTATCTGAAAAGTAAGGAGCATCAGAGTGTTTCTTTAAATCATATTCAAAAATCAATTTAGCTAATTCATCTATTGAATTTACTTTTTCAATTATAGCCCATGCATAAGAGCAAATAACATCGTGACGACCGGATCTTTGCGCGAAAATACTTTCAGCAGAAATAAGATCAATAAATTCTAGTTCTCTTATTTTTGAAATAACGTGGCTATCAAGTTTAGGCAAGTCACAGGTTGAAATAGAGTCAAGTGTATCTGGACTAATCCATAAGTAAGGAGAACCAGTGTCAGGGTGTATTGATGGTGGTATTACTGTCATTTTACCAGTGCTAATGAAGTCAACAAGTCTTGCCCCATTTCTATTTATGCTTTTTTTATCTTCTATTTCAAAATATTGATAAAAACTTGACCATCCTCTTGCGCCTTTTTTTATAACTGAAGTTGGCGGCAAAATACTTTTCAAAAGTTTTTCAACTTTTTCAGATTCTTGTCCTGTAAAATCAAAATCAACAATAGTTAAATTAGATGCTTTGCCACAGACTACGCCAATATTTGCATTTGGAAATTCATCAACCCATTTATCGATTTGCTCTTGTGTTGGTAGTTCATTTGCAAAGGCTGGATAACCATCAACGATTGGTTTTTTACCATCAACCGGAATTACTGCCAGTCCTTGTTCATAATACTTAATTGCCCAGTCAGAAAATAAGCCCATAAGTTTACCCTTTCTCTTTATATATGAGGGCGGGAAATTATACTGATAAAAATTTAGTGTAAACGTATTTAAAAAAGTGAAAAGAAAACCCTATATAAGGAAAGGGTAGCTTAACTATATATAGGGTTTGGTTCTAGGATGAAACCTACATATAGGGATATAGTAAATACCGCTTGGAGTAAACATTTTTCTGTGGACATGACGCGAAACCCTTAGTAGATCAGCGGTTCAAGACAATTAAATAAAGGGGTAGCATGGTGAATGATTCAATTTTACCAGTGGAAAAATCAAAGAAAAAGACAGATTACAGATCATTAAATGTAGCACTTGTTGGAAATCCTGGGTCTGGCAAAACTACGTTCGCTGCACAGTTAGATGTTGGTGGTAAAGTATTATTCTTAGCCACAGAAAAGGGTTTAGATTTTCAAGAGGTCTATTATAGGAATGTAAATTCATATAGTGATTTTGAAAAATATATAAACGCTCTACTAAATACAAAGCACGATTTCGCTCACGTCGTGATTGATGTGTTAGATATTTTATATGCTCATTGCGAGGCTGAAATATGTAACCGTAATAAAGTAAAAGCTATCGCGGATATTCCCTTTGGTGGTGGTTATTCAGCAGCAAAAAAACTACTCATGAACGCAGTTACAGCACTTAACTCTAAAGGCATTGGTGTTACGTTTATTACTCATGCTAAAGAGAAAGAATATTCAGGTGATAATGTTAAATGGACCGCTATGGGTTCTTCTTTATCTAAATCATTAGAGGAGCAAGTGTTCGGATGCTGTGATTTTGTACTTTATTTATATATTTCAAGGGACGGTACGCATAAGATAAGGACGAAGCCTACGAAATTTATAATATGTGCTAAAGATAGATCCGGTATGTTACCTGAGTTAATGCCAGTTGATGCTAAGAATTTTATTGCTGAATTAAATAAACTAAAAGGAAAGAAATAAAATGGATATTTTTACTAAACTTGATGCTGTAGAATTACCTGAAGAAGAAGTTAAATCATTCGGCCCATTGCCAGAGGGCGAATATGTTGCTGAAGTAACAAGTGCTGAAGTCAAAGAAGAGCTTGATGTAACTAGAATTGAATTAGAATTTACTATCTGTTCAGGACAATTTAAGAAAAGAAAAGTATGGTCTAATTTCAAACTTAATAATGAAACCAGTCTTAAGAAGTTAGCCTTCGTAAAAGGGCAAATACAAAAACTATCTGGCAAAAAAACAGGTAGCACATTTGATAATGTAATTGGTAGCCAAGGTAA